AAGGACCAAACTTAGATCGTAAGAAAACTTTAGAATGGTTTAAAGATATTTGTGCATCACCTGCTACAAAAATATTTCATAACGCAATGTACGACGTATGTTGGATACGTAATTTAGGTATAAAAATCAATGGTTTAATCATAGATACCATGATTGCAGCCAGTTTAATAGATGAAAATAGATTCTCGTATACGTTGAATACTTTATCTTGGCATCATTTAGGTGAAGGTAAAAGCGAAGCACGATTGAATGAAGCTGCTAAAGAAAGAGGTTTAGATCCTAAAGCAGATATGTGGAGAATGCCTGCAATGGAAGTTGGAGCGTATGGTGAAAAGGATGCTGAACTTACTTTAAGACTTTGGCACAAATTAAAAAAAGTAATTGTTGAAGATGATCTTCAAGATATATTTAATTTAGAGACTGATCTTTTTCCTTGTTTAGTTGATATGCGTCACCTAGGGGTGCGGGTAGATATTGAAAAAGCCGGTCAATTAAAAATAGCACTGGCAGCAAAAGAACAAAACCTATTGCAACAAATAAAAATAGAAACAGGAGTAGATACTCAGATATGGGCTGCAGCAAGTATTGCCAAAGTTTTTGAAAAACTGAAGCTACCTTATAGCCGAACTGAAAAGACTGACTCTCCTTCATTTACTAAAAACTTTATTACTAATCATGCTCATCCTGTAGTCAACATGATAGCAGAAGCTAGAAAAATAAACAAGGTCAGAACTACATTTATTGACACTATTTTTAAACATGAACATAAAGGCAGAATACATGCAGATATAAATCAAATACGATCTGATGATGGTGGTACAGTTACAGGACGATTTAGTTATTCGAATCCAAACCTACAGCAAATACCTGCCAGGGATCCGGAAACAGGGCCACTCCTTAGATCATTGTTTATACCAGAACAAGGTTGTAACTGGGGTACCTTTGATTACTCGCAACAGGAACCAAGACTTGTTGCACACTATGCATTAAAATTTGGACTCCCTTCTGTAAATACAATTGCAGATTCATATGAAAATGATCCATCAACAGACTTTCACAAAATAGTTGCAGAGATGGCGTCTATACCAAGATCCCAAGCTAAGACAATTAATCTAGGTTTGTTTTATGGTATGGGTAAAGCAAAACTACAAGGAGAACTTGGAGTATCAAAAGAAAAATCAGAAGAACTATTTGCAAAGTATCACGGTCAAGCACCATTTGTAAAACAGTTGATGAACAAAGTTATGAAAGCTGCAGAGAGTAAAGGACAAATTAAAACTTTACTTGGAAGACGTTGTAGATTTCCTAAGTATGAACCTGTACTTAGAGGTGCTGATTGGGGAACGTATGTACCACCAGAAGATCATGAACGTATGTTAGAGCTACAAGAAATGGGACCACACCTAAAAGATTTTGAAGGTAAAATTATAAAAGATAAAGATGGTAATCCAAAAAGAAATTATTGGTATCAAAATTCAACACGTAGAGCTTTTACATACAAAGCATTAAATAAACTTATTCAAGGTAGTGCTGCAGATATGACTAAAAAAGCTATGGTTGATTTATATAAAGAAGGTTTGTTAGGTCATATACAAATACATGATGAATTAGATTTTTCTATTGAATCAGAATCACAAGCTGATAAAATAAAACAAATAATGGAACAGGCAGTAAATCTAGAAGTTCCTAATAAAGTTGATTATGAATATGGTCCTAACTGGGGCGAAATTAAATAATATGAGGAACTATGGCCTATTTAAATGCGAATATACCACCCATTTACTGCAAAATAAGGAGGGAATATCTCTATGACATGGATGAAAAATATAAGAAGGATAGTCGTGAATGCGTTATCTTTGGTGTTAGCTCTATTTCAGGAAGGGCTCTCTTATTTAACATCATGCTACCCAATGGTGCGTGCTTTTGGCGTTTGCCTATCTCAGCGTTTTTCCAAAAACAATATGATAGAGCCGATGTGCCGGATATGCAGACGAACGAGTTACAGTTGTGGAACTGTTTTAGTTATTGGCCTAGTGTGCATTGCTTTGATTGGTTGGCTGGTATAGATGGTAAATTTTTAGGTAAAGATAAAAAATTTTACAAGGGTCAATACTTATTTACTATTGACTGGGCACATCCAGAGACTAATATATTAAACGTTGAACATTCTGAGATTCCACAAGAACATAAGTGTGCTCACATAATGCAATTAGAAAACGGCAACTTCGCCGCGCAGCCAAACAACAGAATCATTTGGCATGTCAATAGTTACACAACAGAAAACGAATGGCCTGATTACAAAGTGCAAACTACGTATTGGGATGCAGAAGGCGGTGATTGGGTAACAGAAGATTCTGATAAAATGTTTTATAGTATCGAGGACAAAGATGAAGAAAAAATGTAAAATTTGTGGTCATGCATGTCATTGTTATGGCAAAGGTTATAATTTAAATACAAATAAATGTGATAGTTGTATATGTGATCATTGCAGCTGTAAGCCTTTAGTGTTAAAATCAGAACCTAAAAAATTATCTTGGTGGCAAAGATATGTTAACTGGCTATTTGGAGAATAATATGCGAAAACAATGTAAACAATGTGAAGAAGCATTTGATGCAAAAGATGAATTCGATTTATTTTGTAGTAAAGAATGTAAAGAAGAAGCGTTAGCAGAATTAGATTCTGATTCTGATGAGTGTCTATCATGTCAGTAAGAATTTCAGAAAACACTTCAATCGGTTTACCATTACGTAATTTAATTGGATTGATCGGAGCAATCGTAGTTGGCGCATGGTTTGCCTTTGGTGTAATTGAAAGGCTTAACCAGTTAGAGACTAAGAATCAATTGTTTGAAAAAGATTTATTAGAGGCTAGTGTTCAAAAACCAATTGACCAGGAGCAGTTCATGATCCTAGAATGGCAGGCAACACAAATAGAGAAAATGCAAAAAATGTTAGAAGCAAATGTACACACAGGTGTAATGTTAGATTCTCATGAAAAAGAAATAGAAAAGTTAAAAAAAGATATAGAAAAATTAAAGGATGCAACACGAGATATAAAATTTGCAAATGGTAATGGAGCTCATTAATAATGATAGAAACAGTTGTGGCTCTAATTATGTTTGTTAATAATGAAATATCTGAATATAGATATAAATCAGATATGTCTGAATGTTTAAAATCTAAAAGAATTGCTGAAAGAACTCGTAGTTATACTCGAACTTATCAGTGTATGTTAACAAAAGCAGAACTTGAAAAAAATATTGATGGTAGTATAAGTATTAAAAAAATAATATTTGAATAATGAACCTTTCCAGGAACTTCACGCTTCAAGAACTCATCAAATCGGATACTGCTATCCGTTTAAACATTGATAACAATCCTAATGGCGATCAGATTGATAAGTTAAAACAACTATGTGAAAATGTTTTGCAGCCGGTACGTGATCAGTTCGGAAGAGTGAAGGTGACGTCAGGCTTCAGGTCCCCGGAATTATGTAGAGCAGTTGGTAGTTCAGAAAATTCACAGCATGCCAAAGCTGAGGCCGCAGATTTCGAAGTAATTGGGGTAGATAATGCAGAACTCGCAGATTGGATACATAAATATTTAGAGACAGATCAACTCATTTTAGAATTCTATACGCCAGGAGAGCCTAATAGCGGCTGGATCCATGCTAGTTGGGTACCTTACCAACCTAGAAGACAATTTATGCATGCTTATAGAGAAGGTAAAAAAGTAAAATATAAACCCATAATAGGAAAGGCAGTAGATCTCGTATGACAAAAATATATAAAATTTTTCAAAAAATAGATACCGTTCATGGTTTCTGTGAAGAGTGTGAAGAAGAAGCAATTTTAGTTGCTATCGTTTCTGAGTTTTATAGATGCACAAACTGTGGTCATGATACCAAACAACATATTAATGGTAGAATAAGATACATGTCATTAACTGAAAGTGATAAAGAATTTATAAAACAAAATGTTCATAGAAATAAATAATTTTTTAAATGATTCATCCTGTGATGAAATTATAGAAAGATGTAGTTCATTTATTAATTATAATGAACTAGGTATAGAATATAATCGTCAAGGAAACAGTGTAAACACCGCAGAACATAAAGAATTAAAAGATTTAGATAAAAAAATATTTGATAGAATCAATCTTTTTGTAAGTAAAAGATTAATTTTTAATTTTAATTTAGGTGGTCTAAAACTCAAAGACACTGGATATTCTTTTCACCGATATAAAAATGGAGACAGATTGTTTACACATGCTGACGGAGTTTTTGCGGACGAAGGAAATAATGAAGTTTTTAATCCTAGAATTTTATCTTTGACTGTAAACTTAACAACTAATGAAAATGCAGATTTAATTTTTCCAAGACATAATAAAGCAATAAAATCTGAAAAAGGAAAATTAGTGGCTTTTTTACCTCATTCATGTTATGAACATTATATGAATAATAATTCAGGAAAAAATAGAGATGTATTAGTTACTTGGTTAGTTGATTCATCAATTGAATGTAAGAGAATAAATAATGGCAAAGAAATTTAAAGACTTCGTACAAAGACCGAAGCCTAGGAAAAGACCTGGGAGACATAAAAAAAGAATGAATAAGAATGAAAAAAGAGATTTTAAAAAATACAATCGTCAAGGTAGATAAAAAATTTGATCCATTTGAATACGAAAATTTATTTTATCAATATAAATTAAAAATAACTGATAGTGAAATTAATCAAGTTCTATTGTTGACTAAAAATATCGACATAGGTTATCAAAAAAGCACTTATAATTATTTAAATGTATTAAATTTTCCTATTTTAAAAAAATTAAAAAAACAAGTTATTAATATTTTAGATAATCAAAAATTGTTGTTAACAGATAACTGGGCTCAACTATATAATAAAGAAAATGAACATAGCATTCATATTCATTACGGATCAATTTATTCTGGAATAATTTATTTAAAAGGCAAAAATCCAAGTCCAACTATTTTTTATAGTAATCGTTTTGGTAGTTATTCTCATGATTTTAAAAAAAATACTTTATTAATGTTTCCATCACACGTTCCACATGAAGTTAAACCTTTAGAAAAAGATGAAGAAAGATTAATTATATCATTTAATACAACAAAAGCTTGACAAAAATCCTTTAATGTCCTATACTATAGGTAGAAAGGATACTTATGTTATATAATATAAAACAAAAAATAATAAATAACTTATACGAGTCTGAATTGTTTGAGCCGTCTATTGCTAGAACTGCTCATAAAGCAGCGGTACTTGTTGAAAGAATAATTGAATCGAAAGAACCTAAAAAGGAGTTGAAAAAATGGCTACAGGAGCAGAAGTCTTTATAAGAAAACTAACTCAAGAGTTAGATGAACTAGCAAACGAATGGAACAGGACTCGGGACCCAGGCATCAGGGATCAATGGTTTAAGAAGGTAGCCCAGGTTCCACCACTTTCGGCTTTGGAGGAGGCACGGATACCTTCTCGCAAGAAAACTTTGGGTAAAGCTCGAACTTTTCGATCTGATTAGCACTAAACGTTTTACCATCAAATAATAATTCAAACGAATCTCCTAATCCGGCACGTACACAACCATAGTGCGTGCCATAAAATTGTTTCATGCCTAATTCTTCTAATTTAGGCATAACACATTCACCAGTAGCTAGAGAACATATGTATAGAGTGAGTAAAAATTTCATTGACAATCTTGTAAAAAAATATAATTATCCTATATTGTTATTTATATAAAATGAAAGGATATAGTAATGACTGATATAAGTAAATACAAATCTGTCGCACTGTCACACGATAGCTGTAACAAGTTAGACAAGATAAGAAAGATCATTGTCCCCGAGGTACAAGTCTCAAGGGCCAAAGCGTTAGACATAATAATCAATGAGAAAGCGAGAAAACTAAATGGCAAGATATCAACCAGGTAATTTCGGTTTTAAAACTCTAGTAGAATATGACACTAAAGATCCTATTAGAAATTTATGGCGAAATGTTTTAATTGTAGCGATAGAAGATGCAATTAAAGTTAAAACTGCATTTATAAAGTTCAGTGAATTTTATAATGGTAAAAAATCTTTTGAGTTAGATTACGTTACTAAAGATAATAGAGACTTTAATAAGGTATGT